AACCGACTGGCCCCATCAAGCCACGCACAAAACTGTCGTCGTTCAAAAACTGCCATACCGTCGGACTTTCCGAAAAGTCAAGGCTGAGACCCTCTAACGCCTCAAGTCCCTTCTGCTTCCTACGACGCTGACTGCGATCCGTCGCCCTATTCGCTCTCGCCAAAATCCATCTCCGAAGAAAATAAAATATGAACCTTTTGACTAGGGTTCGGCTCAAATTCAATCAGCACGCCCTGACATACATGACAAATCACAGAACCGCTACCCTCATATACATATCCGCTGGTCTGCTTCTCACAGTCGGGACACTCAATCGTCTCATCAAAGAAACGAACAAAGTGTCGATCAGGCATCTTGATCACTGTCGCCATCGTCCTTCACCTCATAAGTTGTGGTCTTTGGGCCAGTCACATTAATCCCGATCATGCTGGGTCTTTGCTCATCACTATTCGGCTCAAGCAACCCACGATGCTTGGCCAACAGCCTCAACGCCGCCAGCTTGTCGTGCATCTCAACCTCAATACTATTCCCGTGAGCGTTTGGCGTGACCTTCACCTTCTTAATCCCGCGCCGCGCACGTTCGCTCAGCTGATCCGATCCGACCAATATAACATCGCCCGTCTCATTCCAGCGGATGACATCCGTGATCTCGCCAGCACCAATAGCCTCAAGTTCCTGAACAACAGCCTCACGACGGTCTGCATCAGGACTAGCTAACCCAGCACGGGCCTGCCTAGTTGTCAGGGGCTTCTTCAACGCACTCACTCCACAAAGCCGCATATCCCGCAATGTCAATCATGCTGTCCCGGTGGGTCGGGTCATTCGACAATCGCGCCAGCTTCACTGCAATCATCATAGCAGATACATCATGCGGTTGTACATCAACGCCAAGAATAACAGACCACAACGCGGCAATGCGTTCAAAGTTGTCCTTCGCATCGCCGTAGTTCTGTCCACGGGCTGTGACCGCATCGTGGGCGGCAGTCAATATTTCGTATCGGTTCATTTTTCTTTCTCTGGTTGTTGCGAAAATTTTTAGTGAGACCCCTATATCGATAGAGCCGGGGCCGGGGGGCAAGGGGTTGCCTTCTGCGTGTGTGGTGGCGTGCCGTCAGCTGGCGTAATCTGGCAAACGGTCATTTGCCTACATTACGGGCAGACAGCTCGACCGCCACATCGTACAGCGACGGAACCCCTGCCCTGCGTTTCAGCCGTTCATCACAGACCATCAGCGTTGTTTCATAGACTGTCTCCTTGTCCCAGCTGTCCAGCGCAAGCCTGCGTCCGTGCGCCAGCTCATTGTCGTACAGCCTGACCTGCCCGGTCGCCCGCTGGACAGCCGCCAGGAACGCATGTGTGAGTATATGTGCTAACGGCTCTACATCCCCCACACCCCCTTTTTCTTTCACGGGTGTTTCGTCCTGATCCACGACGGGCTGTAGTGGTTTCGCAATGTGTATGTCTTCGAGTGACGGCACTGGCTCTTTGCCTGTCCACAGCACCTGATACCGATTGCTCTTCCACCCCAGCGCACCCGCTTGGTAATCCTTCGGGTTTAACTGCCTGACGTACTTCTTACGCTTCAGCGTCTTCATCGCTTCATGCACCGTCTTCCGCTCGGCGTATCCCGTGACCTGACACAGCGTATCCATCGATGGCCAGCACACCCCGGCCTTGTTCGTGTAACAGCACAGCGCACCCAGCACGCGCAGTTCACGCTCTTTCAGCTCACGATCCTTGAACGACCGCATCGGCATGACCGACCACGGCCTCTTGAACTCAGAATGGGATTTCGTCATCGATCAATTCCTTCGTTGTTTTGACCTCAGTGATTGACGCGCCGGGGAACAGGCTTTTGACCTGATCCACCTTCGCCATCGTTTCCTTGTGCTGTGCGTGCAGTATGCTCGCCAGCTCTTCGAGACTATAGACGACCAGCTCCCGGTTGTCCTTGGCGACCTTGCCTGCCTCTTCCATTGTCTTGGTGACAGCCAGCACTCTACCATCCGGCATCGGCATCTCCCAGTGTTCCCCGGTCAGCTCTTTATGCCCGGCATCGACTGCCGCCTTTTCCAGCGCGGCGTATGCACGGCACATCACCGTGACTTGATGCTGTACGTCCTTACCATCTTTCAGGTCGATCGCTTGGTTCAGCTTGTCACGCTGATCCCAGAACCTCTGCCTCAGCTCTTGGCTGACCAGCTCCGGCAATCTATCGACACCCCACCGATCCTCATAATCAGCCACGACCCGGTCATGTTCGACCAGTGCGTTCTGTATCCGATCATATTCCAGTTTACTAACGCGATCCTGCGGACGCCGCATTGCCGCAGTCATCCCCCTATTCGCTTTTTGCACTCTCTTTGCCATCACACTACCTCATCCGATTACGACCCGTACGGTCGATACGATCCCTAAGGGAAATCGTATCGATCGTATCAGTACGCCCGACCATACGATTTACATACGATTTGTCGATTTCCGACCGTACCAAAACTGCTAACCCTTTGATAACCATACATTCCCACCCTCTTCATATACGATCCGCTTATCGACTAGCCCCTGCCGCGCATCGGCTCGGCGTGGAGCGGGCAAATCGGACGCATCGACCTTGTGTCTTTCGACCCAGTCGGCCTTCCGTACGGTTGATTTCGACTGATCGACCATCAGGTTTCGGAGCGATCTGAGTGCCACCTCTTGCCGTGGCGGCAGACCACGACCGCCTTTCTGGATCGACTGCGCCGTCTCTTTCATGACCACGCTGGTATCTCCCGGGAGTGCCACGCTGACCATCTCGAAGGTCATCTTGTCGTGCGGCTCAGCGTCCTTCTGCTTGTCAACGACCATCGATACAAGGTTCTCAGCTTTGGTGATGCCCAGCACCGTATCAGCGGCACCCGCCAGTGCTGACGACCCACGCATTGAATTGATGCCGCCTGTCGCAGTCTTGTTTGCGTGGTGTATCGCCAGCAGTCCGCAACCGCAATGGTGCTTGATGGCATCACACGCGGCGACGAACAGCCCCATATCCGTTGCGCTGTTCTCTTCGCCGCCCAGCAATGCCCGGGCGACTGTGTCCACGACGACGCATGAAAACTGCTTGCCGAGGCTGTCGATGGTACGCATCAGCTTTTCGACCTCGGCCTGCTCTCGAAAGTTTACCGCCGTCGGCAGTATCACCAAATCACCCCGGCCCTCGACCTCATTGTGCAGTCGCCACGCCTTCACGCGCTTGCCCAGACCGCCGACACCTTCCCCGGCAATGTACAGCACCGCACCCTTATGCGTGTCCCTGCCCTGCCACTGATGGCCCCGGGAAACCGACATCGCAATGTCAATCGCCAAGAATGACTTGCCTGTGCCGGGTGCGCCATACATGACCGCGAACCCGTGCCGGGTCAGCAGACCCTCGACCATCCATTGCACTGGCGGCATGTTCATCAGGTGATCTTCATCGAAGGTGCCAAACACGTCCAGATCGCCCTCAGAAGCCGCTGGAGCGTCGCTGACTGTCGCCGGGTCTGTTTGTACCTCAGCACCCTTAACCAGCTCTCTCAGCGTCTCTACGGTGCCGCCATTGTTGAACCAGTCGAACACGTCTTGCTTGTCTGCCAGCCCGGGAAGGTCTAGCCGCCGTATTTCTTTTGCCACTGGCAGTAGGTTGTTGATGATCACCGCCGCGTGCTTGTCACCAGCCGCATCGGCGTCTGGCAAGACAACCACACGTCGGCCTTCAAAGTATTTGTTGATCTCCGGCTTCCAGTTCCCGGCACCGCCGTGGGATGTTGTCGCCACGGCACCCATACTGATCAGCTTGTCGGCGCACTTTTCGCCTTCGACAATGAAGATGGTCTTGTTCGGGTTCTTGATGATTGCAGGCAGATTGTATGGCAGTGCTTCCACGCCCTGCATGTTGTTGACCCAGCCGCCATTGCCATCCGGCTGACGCTGTCTGAATGTCTTTGGTTCGAACCGTTGCACCTGATAGGTCAGCACCCCGGCGTCGTCGTAGTAATCATAGCACTTGGCCAGATACTTGACTGGTTCGAGCTTCTTCTGTGACTGCTTCGGGATACCGAACTTGCGTTCTAATGTATCCGGCACTGATGCGAGGCTTGCGCCTTCATGCATCTTGACAAGGTCAATGACCCCGCCGCCTTCATTGTTTTCATGATCGAACCACGTCCCCTTTTTCAGATCGAGGCTCTTCGATCCGTGCGTCCCCCAGCGGAGTTCATGCCCCCGGCGCGACGTAGGCTGGCCCCAATAGTGCGTGGCCACCTGTTCTGCGTATGCTCCAATATTCTGTGTCATTGTTATACCTCACTCCCATCCCCAGAAGGCACGACAGCCCCGACCGGGAGAAGTCGGGGCTGTCGCTAAGCGACTTTTAGAACAAGTCGTCGTCAGCTTGGGCCGCTGGGGACGGCTCCGGCGCGACAGGTTCTGCTGTCGCTGTCTTGTCGAACAGATCAGGCTTTTCGACCCACGCGGCGATAGACCACGACGGTGCCTTGAAACGCAGTTCACCCTGCGGCGTCATCACCTTCACGGGCGTGGTGCCAGTGACCTCGACCACCGGGATCATGCCGGGGTTGTTGCGTCTCTCAGCCATATACTGGTCATGCAGTTCATCCATTGCCCGAAGCATTGTCTTCGATGAATGACTGAACTCCCGCAGGCCCAGCTCTTTCGATCCGATACGAACGCGGAAGGCATTTTTGAAATCACCTTCCGGCTTAGCTGGCATCGGCTCACCCAGCTTGACCATCCTGAAATCAGGCGCACCCGACTGGAACGACAGCCACCCTACCTCAAGGCTGTCCATATCCATTGCGAATTTGAACGGTGCCTGAAGCTCGGCCTCTTCTTTCTGCCACTGGCCGGATGCGTCCTGCACCCGATCCTGTTTGATGAAATCGCCAGCCTTGGCATCGTACTTTACAATCGGCAGGATGTCCCCGCCGCCTGTGCTTTCAGTGTTAAACCCTAACGCCATAACAGTAACTCCTTTGTCAACGTCAGTTAAACAGGTTCAGGTTTCTGAACCCAGCTACCGGGTAGTGGGCAAACAGATCAGCGTCCCGTGGGTCATTCCGATCTGTCCGTGCGCCTACTACACCGATCTCGAATGGCGAGGCGAAATCAATCACCCCGACCATATCTGTCCACTCGACCACCAGCCAGCATTTCAGCCCGGTGGTCTGTGTCAGATTGTTTGCCGCGATTGCTTTGTGCAAGTTGACCACCGCCGTCGAGTATTTGTTCGACGCAATGGTGCGGCACTTAAACTCAAAAAAACATTTGGCCTCGCCATCATTCCACGCAATGGCATCCAGATTGTACTTGGCAGGCAGGCTGGTGATCCTGAAATCAAACGCCTGCTCCAT